TTCTTCAATAGATGCATAAATATCAAGAGGGTAAGTTAATTCATCACCGCTTTTAATTGTAATTCTATTCATAAACTCAGAAGAATAATTAAAAACTAAATCCCAATATTCCTTTGCTCTTGAACCGGTAATTAGATCGTTACGATTCCAGTTTGTTAAATGCTGGTAGTAACTAGAGAAATCGCCAACAGCTTTTTCAACATTGTAATACTCTTGATAAACCTTAGAAACAGGTTTGCCATAACTAGTCATTGGGTCTAATCCCAAGAATAGTAATGCTTCGGCAGCAGTCTTGTTAATATAATTTTCCTTAACTGCTTCTTCTGGTTTTCCCCTGCCATCAATAGTTCTTTTGATCGCAAGTTCAGTTATAGCGAGAGCTTGTAATTCTTTTTTAGTAAGTTCCATTATTCCTCCCTTACATTGCCAATTTGGCTTTGCGTTCTGAGTCAGTTTCTTCTTTCTCAACAACGTTATCTACAGGGTCAAGTACTTTCTCTGGATTCGCTGTCATATAAGTAGAGACTTCTGTTTTGAACGCACTAAAGCTCTCATCCATCTTAGTAACTAATCCAACAAGAGTAACATCTTTGCCATCTTTGTCTTTAACCACATTCCCTTCCGCATCTTTTACCACTAGCTCAGGAGGGGATTTTTCGCTAGTAGTTTTAATTAGATCTGCTACTGTTTGACCTTCTTCAAGACCAATAGCAGTCTTTAAAGAATCGTCAATCATCTTTTGCACTTCGGCTTTTTCTAACATAACTTCTTCTCCTTTTTTTATTTCAGTAACTATGTCCTTTGTTACTACTTCAAAGCTCATTTCATCGTAATATTTTTTTGCTTGTTTAAAGATCTTCCCAATTTCTTTCTTGAATCCATCAACATCTTTAGTCTGTCCATAAATATAATCCCATTCTGCATTATAGATTGCAGTTGTAAGTGCAGATGTTGCAAAGTAAATATCAGTATTCTTTCTGTTTTCAAGAACCGAGTCGAAATCTTTAGTAACATCATCAAGAATTTTCTTGAAACTTTTCTTTGTTAATTTACCATCTTCAAACTTAAATGTAGTTTTCAAGAGATCTTTAATTTTATGAATAGCTTTATTCGTTTTATCTTTAATGGTTTCTTCTTCGACTTCAAACTCTTCAAGCCAAGCCTTGCCTTCAATGGAAGTTTCAAATTCTAGTTCTTTAATCGTTGCAAACTCTTCTGCGTCTGCAAAATAAGCTGAACGTGCAATCGAACCAACATAATCAGGATAGATAGGATCATTTTCTTTCACATAATAGAATTCCATAACATGAGCATCGATGCTGTAAGGTTCATCATTCTCATCTTTCTTATGTGTAAACTTTAAAACCTTATCACCATTAGCCTGAAAATCAATCATAGCATCACGTCTAATATCTTCCTTGTCTAATATCCAGTTATCACTATCAGCATCATTCCATTTAACCATAATGTTATACATGATTTGTTTTTCGTCATCGAATTTAACAACCATATCTTCATAGGATATTCGCTTAGTAAAAGCTGTAATGCCTTCTTTCTCTTCTTTAAAAACTGATTCAACTTGCATAGCACCTTTTGGTACTAAGCAATCGTGAGATATAATTAACTTTTTATATCTCTTTAATTTCCTTTTTGCCATAACTCCTCCGTTACTTTTTTATCGTTATTAAAACAAAAACAATTTGTCAAGGTATTTATCTTACTCATTAAATTTATCCTCGTCTATCGAATTGATATCATCTTGATTAGAATCCGTATCGCCATCTGGTTTTATATTACCTTCGTTATCAACTTGTGTTCTTTCGTTCGGTTCAATTAAATCTTCCTGTTCTGGAATTGTTTCTGGATTTTCTAATTCCATTAATCCATGTTCGTGGATATATCTTCTTGCTTCAATTTTAGATATAGGTGTTCCAGATGAAACTATTTGAGTAAGTATAACTGCCATATCTTTTTGATTGTTTGTGTCTATTGTTCTAAACTTAATTTGTGGATCAAACCCAAATAAACTTTCAAGTATAAGATTTATAGCTTCTTCAAAATCACGTTGCTCTGGTCTAATCATTATTTGATTTTCAAGGAATAAATCTCCTATTGCTACACTACCACCACCAAAACCACTTCCATTCTTAGTAAGTGATATAAGTGATGGAGTAATTCCCCATGCTCTTGCTATTGAAGCCTCTAAAGCAGACTGTCGTTTTGAATATTGACCGTCTTCATTTTTGGAAATATCAACAACTTGTATCTTTGCATCTTTGCCAGGAGAGTGAAGGTACATTGTTTTATGTTGATTCCCAACACCTTCAAATTGTGACATGTTTTGTTTAAAATCTTTTGATACTTGATTCTTAGTTTTGCCATCAAGTTTCGATCCTGTAAATAATATTACAAAATCTCCCATCGCACGATTCTTGAAGAAATCAATATTATTTTTATCAACGAAGATATCCTCATATATTTTATCTTTAGCAGGTAAATATTCAGGTTCAGGATAATAAGAACTTGATAAAGTTTTATAACCAAACCAATGCATGTAATCTCTTCCAAGTTTAGGATTGCCATTATAAGGGAAATATTCTACTTTTTCATTTGTGTTTTTTGAAAGTTGAACATATTTACGAATACCGTTTACGTTTCTACCATTTCTAAAATTTGGAATAACAAAGGTTGATTTAGTATTTTTAGCATCAAACATTTGTATTGTATCAAAAGCTTTTTTAATTATTAGTGGTCCATATCCAAAGCTACAATGCTGTCTCTTAACATTTACTGCTATATTGGAAAGTGTATCTCCAAACGTAGAGTTAGGTTTCTTCGCCCATGCTTCAAGCTTTGGATAGTTAGAATGGTTTTTATTTCTAAAGTCATACCCAAATCCTGCCACGAGAGTTGACTTTAACTCCATACAACGTCTATGTGTGTGATTATATTTTAATAACCACTCTAATTCATACGTGTCCCATGGTGGTTTAATAACATTGTCTGGCTGACCTAATCCTCCAAATTGTGTTTGAATATCATTTGGAATTTCCTTACCACCTTTATAAAGCGATATCTCTCCAGATGTCCTATTGACTTTGTAAATATACTCATACTCTGATGCATTGAATTCACTCGGATTTGTTTCTCTAAACTGTGCTGTACGCTTATTCATATCTACTTTTTCAACTTTCTTCTTTGCCATAGGTTCTCCTATATATATCCAATGCTAAAACTATTATCTTCTTCTGCCACAATATCTTTTATACCACACAAACAATCAAGAAAGTCATCTTCTTGATTTCTTACAAAGTAACCCTCTACCTTCCCAACATATTTTGTCAAGGCTTTTATTGCTCTATCAGTTGGCGAGTCAACTTCGTATTGTCTATTACCATCTTCATCAAGTTCAGCAGGTAACCATACATGAGAAAGAATCCAATCAGAGCTTAGAAATATCTTTAGTTCTTTATTCTGGTCAGTTCCAAGAATATTATAATCATCAAACTCAACTGGAACTTCTGCTTCAACTAATCTTTCATTAAGCGTTTCACAATATTGATCTCCACCACCATTAGCCTCACCTGTAATCTTTCCGAAGTGAAGATGGTTTTGTTTAAAAAATTCAACTAAAAGCTCTTTAGAAACCTTTGGTTGTTCTGGAGTATAAACCATTTGAGGTAGAACATAAACATCATTTCCAAGAGTTTTTCCTATTATGCAACAAGTATTATTACTACCCTTACCTGCAGGGTCAAGATGGGAAACACCACCTGAAAAATGTTTCTTCCCCAAATCTTTTATGTAATACCAATTGCTAAAGTTATCAAACAGCATTGAGCCTTTTGGGCGTGGTTCTTGTTGAAAAAGTGAATACCATGAGTGAGCATTGCCCTTTTTAATTTCAGTATCCATTATGTTTTGATAGTACTCAGTAGTTCTCAAATCGCTATATGGACAGGTCGTTTGCCCCTTATTGTTAAGTGCAGGTATACTTATATAAACAACATCATTCTTTGTCGGTTCTGAAGATAAAATATTTTCTATGAATCTTTCGATGTTCTCGTCTGTTAGCTCTTCATTGTACGCATCAAACTTAAATATCTTCTTCGCATACTTTAATAAATTTCCAGTAGGATCATTCTCAGCCCACCTCGTAGCTGTATATAATTTACCTAATCCTTTTTCTTCTCTTGTATCAAAACAGCCAGAGATAAAATCTTTCCTACTGCTAACATCTGTAGGAGAAAAAGCTGACTTGAAACCTTTTATCAAGTCATCAATAATTGATAAACCATTAACTCCGAATCCAGTTGACGCACCATCCATACCTGCACATCTGAAAGTAGGGTCTCCAACTGCTTGTTCTACTGACCAATCCCAAACAGACTTAGAATCTGAGCGTAACTTTATTTCAGGAAACACGGTTCTGTATTTATCGCTTTGGATATCACGTCTTATTATCTTCGAGTGCTGTTTAACCAAATCTCCTGAATAACTGTATCGTGAATTAGACCTTGTTGGCATAAACCCTATCTTATATTTTATCGCATCATTCGCAGCGTGAGATTTACGCCTTCTTGTTGGCATCGATACAACTAATATTCGAATATACCCCCAAATAAGTAGATACATAGCATAGGCAATCAGCTTAACATCCATCTGCTCATCAGAATATCCAGAGTCTTCAGAATCATCCATGTACTTCTGGAACTCCCAAAATCCGGTATAGTGTTTCTGGAATAACTCTTTGAGCCTTGCCGACTCATTAGAATCTAATTTATCTAATTCATCGACAATCTCTTCTTTAGTTAGTTCAAATACTTCAGACATTATTTATCGCCAATTTCAATATCTGGTAATTTCTTTTTCAGAACACCTTGAGCTACACTATTTGCTAAATTTGACATTCTACCTGCAACATAGGCATCTAATAAATCTATTGGCATTGCAACACCCAATACATAAACATTATTCGGTGCATCTTGTGGAAAGTAGAAGTTATAAACTCCTTTCTTCTTATCTTTCTCAATGTAAGTAGTTCCCAATAAAATCATTTCATATTTACAAATGTAGATTTTACCGTTGATATTCATTCTCTTAACTTGTGGTTTTACTTTTTCCATTTATCCCTCCATTTCTTTTTTGAAATCTTCTACATTAACTTCTTCTATTCTGCTTATCTTTGGTGTATGTGTTTTTGACCACTCAATCATAGTTTCCTTTTCAGCAAAATTAAAATAAGGAGAATTGTTTTTCTCTTTATTTAAAAAATAAGTTTCATCTCCATCATTATCGGTATAAATTTTATACATAGGAAACTTAAACCACCCAAGGTTATTCATCCTTTTAAAAAATGAAATTCTATCATAAGTTGCAAAAAAATTATCACCAATATTGGAAAACGCATAATTCTCTTTACTGTCTTCTGCAAATTGACCAAGCATATTAATTGCGAAATTATCAGCAATACTATTCCTATCCTTTTTATTTTTGTATCCCTCAGATGAACAAATAATATTCCCATTCTCTGCTACTACCCTGAAATAGTGTTCTTTGTTTTTCTCACTTCTAAACTTTTCGATTTTATACATTTACTCCCTCCATTTTAAATTCCGATATCACCGTTTCGTTAAGTCCATAGTATACTAACCTTCTTTTATCTACACTCTAACCTAATCCGTTATTGTTTACATTTACATCTTCATCTTCCTTTACTTCTTCCTTTGTGGCATTTATGTCAACATAAACCCAGTTATCGTGAACATCAATTCCGTTACATAGGTAGTTCTTGCATACATTAACCACCCTCTTCCTCTTGGCTATGTCAAAGTATCTCTTTTGAATTGCCTTACTTGTGAGTATTCCATGTCGTTCATATAGGTCTTTATTGAAGATTTTACGGTTTATGCATGCATTAACTGAGTTTCTGCATACATCTATCCCACAGCCAGTTCTTTTCTTTAATAGTAAAAAAAGATCATTACCATTTTCAATATAGTAGCCTTCGTTCTTATAAATTAATTGCCATAGTGTTACAAGTATTCCGATACCTTCTGCTTCATTTTCTATAGAAAACATTTCAACCTTCTCATCCCATTCAACATCAACAGGAAAATAATCTATACCTTGCTTAGTAGGTCTAGCCATATTAACTTCTAAAAGAAGTAAGATTAATTCTTTTTCTAATAAATTCTATAGTGACATTTTCAAAATCAATGATATTTAATATTTCTAACTGAACTTCTATATCGCCAAATTTTTCTTTTAGGGGCTCAATTAATTCAAGTAATTTATTTAAAGTCATTTATCCTCCAAATATTTCCTGATTGCTTTTTCAAGATAATTTTGGACTTTAGTAAAACCATTGATTTGATTCATAATTGAAGAATAATTATATTCAGATAGATACTTTAAAATAAACCACTTATACGATCTACCGTCTTCTTGAATCTTTGCTTTAAATTTATCTAACACAAAACCTCCTTTTAAATTCGTTTCCATAGTAATTTATTATTGCATTATGTGTCAAGTTAAAAAAAATTATTTTACTATTTCTATTTTAGCATCTGCAAACAAAGCCATCATCCGTGCATCAGCTTCATCATCTGTAGCACCACCATATTTATCTATTACTTCCTGTTTAGTTACTTTCTTTTGCTTAGGAAATGCCCAGCTTTTTATTTCAGGATCTAAAAGTAAGAATACGGAAATGCCATGTTGCTCTGCTGCTAATTGTATTAACCCAATATACTGAGCATGGTTAAATAAAGTATTATAAAATCTATTAGGTTTTGCTGTAACAATAGCTTCTGGCTTTACGTGATCAATTATTTTATATATAGTCTCGTAATATTGCCTGTGAGACTTAAACAAGAAATGGTTTGAATCTGTTATCTCTCCGTTATTACAAACAGCTACACCGTTCTTTTTAGCAACGTCAAACGATAGTATTTTCATTATTGTTTCTTTAGTTCTCTTTGTTTCATTTGCTCTTCATCTTCAATTACTGTGTAGTCTACATCAAGTGGTTTAATGCTTGGTGATTCTAATTGGTTACGAAGCCATGATCTGCCTTCTGCTGTGAGATATTTTCTTGGGACATTGATATTAAATGTATACGCTTTACTTCCACCTGTATCAACTACTCCTGACATCTTGGCAATATTCATTCCATATTTTTGGTCAATA